GCCACTCCATTTCAAGATATCGTAGTAAACACTATCAAGAACTTCCCATTGATGTTTTTGTCTGGTCCTCCATCAACAGGAAAGGATCAATTGGCCGCGTGCGCACAAGGCTTCTTTGGTGTTCCCCAAACAGGTATTGGATTAGCCTCAGGCGTAAGCACGGCAAAGGCTCAAGTTAGAGAGTTCGCACAGTTTTCTAACATCATAGCTCAACTTTCAGAATATAAACGCGGAGACGTCCGATTAGACGAAATGCTTAAAGACTTATGGGATAGACGCGGATACAAAAGAGGAAACATAGACTCTCACGTTGGGACAGAAAGCATTCCAATCCTATCTTCAGTTATCATAACCTCGAATGACTTCCCTGATAATGATGCATTATTAACCAGGGTAATTTGGGAGGATATGAACGTTCAAAACTTTACTGATGAGGCTGTTAAAAATTACGAAATCCTAGAGGATATGAATAAACAGATGTATTCCTATTTCACAGATGATCTAATTAACTCCAGGGAACACTTTAAACAGAAATTCAAAAAGAGTTACCGAGGTGCTAGAGATATGATGAGTTCCCTGCTACCCGATGCTAAAAGTAGAATACTAGGAAACTTTTCAGTTCTGGTGGCCACGTATGATATCTTTCAAGATATCCTTAGCCTACCATTTAATAAGAGTGAAATGCTAGATCACTTTAAATCCAGAATTGAAGCTCTAGAAAGAAAATTAGCCACTGCAAGTTTACTTAGTAAATGGTGGGATTGTTTCTTGGCGTCCCTTCGTGGACATAAAGATGACAGGCTTAGAGTTGGCCATGATTTGAAGCTGGAAGGAACTCAACTGTATTTCAACTTTACGAATTGCTACTTAAAAATACAGCGTCAATGGTATATCCAGTATAGGGAGAGTGCACCGAGCAAGAGTAGTATGCAAGAACAACTTAAAAAAGATGAAAGCTTTATGGATTATAAAAATGGAATACGAATGGAGCCAGGTAGAAAAGCTAAGAGCACCAGTGCCTATGTTGTGGACTTGGCGGTATTTTCTAAAGATATGGCCGAAGAAATAACAGATGCAGTAGACTTCCAGATGAACGAAGGTATTTCAATTGACCAAACCCCTGTGACCCCAAGTAATCAACTGAGTATGGATGAAAGTATAAAGGATGATTTACCATTTTAATGGTTTTTTTTGAAAATTATTTTATAAATGAAAAATTTTAAAGGCAAAATGATTCCAACACATCCAACACATACTTATAATACTAAAAATCAAATAATTAAAGTGTTGGAAATGTGTTGGAAGTGAATGGATGTGAATGGAATCATTTTCCATTCCCTACACATCCAACACATTTTTAAAACCTAAAACACTAATAATCAAAGGTGTAGGATGTGTTGGATGTGTTGGAACGTTTGACTTTATACGCGCGAGCAGAAAATTGTATAAACTATGGATAATATTATAAGTGTTAATATCAAATTAAGGCTGGCCGAATCGGATGATTTGAAGGCTACCAGTAAAACTCTATGGTATGGTAAATGTTATGCTGTGATCAACAGTGATGGCAGTACTGTATCCGGAATGCATATTATTGATTCGGATACGGATCCATTAGAGTTAAAATATTTTTTAGACCAAAAAAGATTGTTAGTTCCTGTGTCATGCCTGGATGAAGACATAAAAATTTTGAAATAAAATACAGAATATTGTATGTATTTGGTAAATTTGGAAAACTCTTTTACTATGGCTGATTTTACAATTACTCAAAATATTCCAGTATCTAACCACGTGTACAAATATCTGAAGTACAGATATGGCAACGATCATATGGTAGCAACTAGAGATACTGTCGTTGGAGGTATAGTCCTTTCAATGTTGAATAGAAATAATGATATTCGTCACGTATCAAAAAAATCCTTCGAAAAGGTCTTCAAAGTACTGATCAAGGAAGAAAAGTATTTACGTAATGGTGTGCACATAGACACGAGATCCGCACAAGCTTTTAATGATACCATTGATAAGATGTTTCGGGAAGAATTATTTTGCCATGTCATGATAAATAAATTTTCTAGCAATGAACAATTCAACCAGGGGATTAGAAATTTTCTTAAAGTATATGACATCACTGAGGAAGACATTAAGTATGAAACATTGTATCGGGATTTCAAAAGAAAAAAAGATAGTATTCAACTAAGCCTACAATTAGAAAAAACACTATAGGACATTATTGCCAAAAGGCAAATTTGTCCCTTAAATATTAAGTTATGATATATAATTTATGTAATACCAGAAATGAAGATCATATAGATACTTATCATGAAGTAGCTATAATTGAGTCTACACAGTTATTTGAGTTTAATAATTTAACTCCAGACGATGAAATTATTGATATCATTAGTAACCTTCCAGATACTGCTCAAGCGTTCATAACTGATCTGCTTCCAGAAAATATCCGCGTATCCGGGCAAACTAAGATAGGCGCATCAGGATCCCTATTTCCTGTAAACATTTCATTCACACAAACTCCACAAGATAAATCTATTCTGGAATTACTTAAAAATTATAACAACAAGTTGGTAGTTGTATTGGTTAAAAAAAGGGGTAGTTCTCATTTGTATGGAACTTCTCAACAACCTTTAACATTCACATTTGACGAACTTAACAGTAATAACCACAGTACGATAAAAGGTTATTCTATTAAAATTAATGGAACAGGATACGGCAATAGTAAACTTTTCGAGTCTATTGATTTTAATATTTTCAGTAGAGGCTTAGCTTTCCAATTGGCGCAAGGATTGTAATGTCCTTTTTTTCAGAAGGGTGCTTATATAATATTGTGTTCAATAACATTAAGAACACAATCGCAAGTGCCTATAAACAATCTTCATAGTCTTTTAAATTCGCCCTGGTATATAGATCAATCATATGCAGAGGCACATTTGCCACTTCTCTTCAATATACTGGAGGGTAAAACTATTTATGATAGTTCAAAAAACACATCTAAAGACAATTGCAGTGTGGCATTCAATAGTAATGGTATTAATGTTCTTTACGATGACATTGAAGAAAACACTAAAGAGAAGTATGCTGTTATAGTTCCAATAAAATCTCCTATTTATAAATACAATCAAGAATGTGGACCAAGGGGAACTAGAACCATTATGAATCTTCTCGAAGGTCTTAAATCTGATGATGCTGTATCTGGTGTAATTCTAGATATGGATTCTGGGGGCGGCCAAGTTTATGGAACTCCAGAATTTCATGATTATCTGGTTGAGTATCCAAAACCTCTTGTTACTTATACAGACGGAATTATGGCATCAGCTGCGTATTACATTGGTGCATCAACCGATCATATCATTGCAAACAAGAGAGCTGATGCTATTGGATCCATTGGTGCTTATGCTCAATTTTTGGATTTGCAAGGTTACTACGAACAAAAAGGAGCAAAACTACATACCATTTATAGCAGCAAAAGTGAAGAGAAAAACAAATCCTATCGTGAGCTCTTAAAAGGAAACTATGATATCTACATCAAAGAAGATTTAGATCCTGTTGTGGACACCTTCATAAATGATATTAAAAACGTACGTCCTGGAATTAACGAAGTGGTATTTAAAGGTGCTACTTACAACCCTTCGGTGAGTCTTGAATTAGGTTTAATCGATGAGATTGGAACTCTACAGGATGCTATTGACAAGGTATTTGAACTTTCAAAATCAAGTATAAACAATAATAATACTCAAGAAACAATGGCTACTCAAGCAAAAGAAAGAGAACACATTCAATCCGTTCTTGGATTAACAGATCCGTTGGCCTCAACCGATAATGGATCATATTTAAATGACGATCAACTGGACACAATTGAAGCTCATTTACAATCTCAGGAAGAATCGGTAACAAGTGCAGAGACTGCATCACAGACTGCAGAAACAAATTTAACTAATGCTCAAAATGATATTTCAAATATCAATACAGCATTAGATAATGCTATTCAGGCTTCTGGAATTGAAATAGAAGAAAACGCCACTCCTTCACAAAAAATATCAGCCATTGAAGCTCATATTTCAAGTATAGGAAAGCAACCAGGGGAAACCCATACAACTGTAAAAAATAGCGAAGAAGAAGGTGAAGCACATGCTTATGTCGACTTCTCTGCATCAATCTATAAAAACAATTAATAATTCTAAAAAGAAACTATCATGGCAACTATGGTTATTGATGATGTAGTGAAGGAGTTGAACACTTACCTTTCACACAATCCAAATCTCATAAGTACAGCATTAAATGCTCAGATGTCCACTTTGGACAAACACACCAAACCTATCACAAAAGTAAAGGGTAACTTTCCTCAAGGTTCTACCCTTCTTACCAATGTGGTACAGGGTTTTAAACCTGAATGGAGTGAGCTTGGAGCTTTACAAATTGAGCACAAAATTTTGAAAAATTATCACCAGAAGGTTAACTTCCCTATTATCCCTGCGGAAATATTGAGTTCCTACTGGGCCGATTTGTATGCTGAAGGCAAAAAACCTGAAGACATGCCTATTTCTAAATATATCATTGAAAAGGAATTACTTCCTAAAGTGATAAGTGATATGGCCCATCTTGAAGTAAAAGGAGTATACAATCCCGCTACATTGCAGACGTTTGGATCTTCAATGAATGGTATTGAAAAAATACTAACAGATCTGTTTGCTGCAGTTGTAGGTACAGACCATACAGCATTCAAAATTCCATTAACTGTTTTGACCGACGCCAATATTGTTGACCAGGTCACTGCATTTGAACGTCAACTTCCATCATTATTGAAGTCTAAGATCACTAAAATCTTCATGAGTGAAAATAATGTAGAACGTTACATTTTGGATTATGAAGATAAGTTCGGACAAAACAAATTCCAGGACAACCAATTGAAAACTCGGTTAGGTAAACGAGAAATTGTAGCGATACCATTCATGGAAACTGATGATATTTTTACAACTACAGACTCCAACTTTGTACGTCTGATCGATGTATTTGATGGAAAGCCTGCTATTACAGATGTTCAGAAACAAGACTATAAAGTGAAAATCTTTATGGAGTTCTGGAAGGGATATGATTTCCTTATCAATGAATTGGTTGTGATTTCCAATTTCACTGATGCTATTTACGGATTAGGATCTCAAGCCCTAAATCAGAAGTATTACAATATTGATGGTGTAAACCTTCCTTAATATTTAATTTAGTATAGATATGGCAACAGAAAATAAAAC